ACTAATTGAACACAATTAGTCACGTCAGTTGTTAATTGACCCACTTTCTTATCGACCTCATCCATTCTCGTACTGAGTTTGGCTAAGGAAGAGTCGAAAGATTGGACTAGCTTCTTCGCCTCCGCAGAATCTGCGAGGGCAGTTTTAGCTTCGAGGCTAACTGTGTTTAATTCAGTTACTGCAGTGTCGAGTTTTTGACCCAACTGCGTTAACTGCCGGTTTACATTTGCCCATTCCTGAGAAGCCTCTGGAACTTTGAGGGCGTCTAATGTCCGGTACAAAGTTGATTTAGTATCATCAATCAACTTGCCTATCTTCGTTTCTGAAGATTGTTCAACGCGGATGCCATATACATCAAGATATATATTTTTGGCAACCTCGAATGAACGAGCGAACAGCGGAGCCAATCTTACCCCAAGGTCGGATGGGAACGTTTGTTCGTTCATGCGAGCGACGAGCTTTCCAACGAATTCGTTGTAATACTCTTCGCCCCAAAGCACAGCCTCGTTGAGCTGCGCAGCTATCATGTTGTAAACAACATCTAGCTTTCCCCAATCGGTCTCAGTCCAGTTGAAACATTGCTGAATCGAACTCTTCTCGAGAGGGGCAACGGCGAAGCCTTCCAGTTTGTGGAAGCGACGTTTTAAAAACGTCGTTTCCTCTAGCTTCACGAACGGGGGAACTGGTCCCTCGAACTTTAAGCCTGGTGTTACAACATGGCCTATTTTCGCTAGTTCTTCTTGAATTACATTGAAGTTGAACCTATCGGCCACCTCGGGGGTAAAGGTGATGACTATGTCATCACCAAAGCTCACGAAGCGAACGTTTTCGCGGAAATAAGCCAGGTCTGGCTTTACAGTTTTGAAGAAAACATAAATCAATTGAAATTTGTTAACTTCACTGTTTTGCGGAGTTGTATCCGCAGTCCCACTCTTGTTAGAATGTTCAGTCTGATATACACTATCATAGTCAACCATAATAGTGTTAATATCAGTCTCAGAAGCTACATATCTAGCTGTAGATAAGTGATCTGGGCTACAGGCGTCGATGACGTCAATACGGCAGCGAGCCGCCAATCTTTGGAAGATTGACTGCAAGTGTTTATCGTAATTGGCGAAATCGGCGTCGGTGGCGCAGGGGAACTCATCTAAGTAGCGATATAGCTCATCCCATTCCACAGAGTGGACATTGATCCCGATTGCATGGTTGCACTCGAGACGTTTTCGAAGGTAAACTTCTTTCCACCTTCCGAAAACAGCATTGGACATAATCACGTCATCTACGCTTGAAGCGTTGAAGACGCGAGTCTTTCCAATTGCAACGTGTTTCAGTTTGACACACGTGTTCTTGAGTTTACTTACGCTAAAACTCATACAGCGTTTTCCCTCCATACCGAGTCGCAATTTTCGTGCGACTTGAGCACGGAGCTTAGACCCCTCTTGAGTGAAGGATCTAACACCGTCATTGCTGACGGCAATGAGGTCGCTCTTCTTCGAGATTTTCGATGAAAGAGTCCACGGTAAACCCGCCGAAGCGTCGGTCTCCATTCCTGTCATGAAATGGTTTCCTGGTTTCCCGTTGAGTGCTTCATCAATCAGCTCATCAACACTAACCCCGGCATAACCAATTGGTTCTCCGGAGAAAATGCTGATCGCTTCAGCGACGACCTGCTGATACACTTGTTCAAGTATTTCAGCGTCTGGTGCTGGCAGTTGTTCCGCCATAACAGTATTGGGACCCAACAGTAACGATGGGGCACCTTTACGGTTAACTGGTAGTTCCTTTTCGATGCGAGCATCTCTAGGATCTATCGGTGCTGGCACTAATTCTTCAGCGAAAACGTCGTAGAATGGTGTTTCGTGCCAACTTGCCAGGCCTTTGTGTATATTGGAAGGAGGACTCTCACGAATGAGGACTCCAACGTCCTTTACACAAGGACCAACTGGCGCGTGAATGGGTATTCCTTCACGTATGAATGATCTAAAAGGATCATTTTCGGCCCACTCGATCTTTGGCCATCCGGTGATTTGGCGATCCCCGTAACCAGCTTCACATTTGTCATCAATGATGGCATCTGTGGAGATGATCACGGAGCTCGACTCTTCCCGTCTGGTATAAGATCGGCGAGCTTCCTCGAGCAGTTCAATTGTCAAAAGACAACTGTTCTGCACGTTGTGCGCGGCTGCAACATGGAAACCAAGAACTTTTCTTGGAACCGATTTTGCCATCGCGACAACAACGCCGCCGCAGTCACCCAAAGAGGTGGCACTGGCGGCTTGGCTCAACCCATTGATTTCGATCCAACTCCGATCATGGATTTCTCCAGTCGGATCAAAAGCGAACCTTTGGGTTCCCATCCAGCGAGCTTTTCCAGTTTGGACAAGTCCTAACTTTGGAAGCCACTGTATGGTGTGCACGCCTGCTAAAACAGACACGGCCGACGAAAACGGCATGATGTGCTTCTCCAATCCTAAAGGGAAATTTGCTGGAGCTTGCATAAAGAGATCGTATTTGACGAGACCTACTCGTTTATAGAGATAGTCCTCGACTTCTGCGACGCTCATTAGGCAAGCTAAAGCAAAGTCTCTTTCCACGTTAGTATATATGATTTTCGCATACATTGGCTTCACGTGGTTGATGTTAAGCCTGAAGGTGGTTTGCGGGGTTAAACCCGTTTTATAAACCTTCACGATTTCGTCTACTTTCCCCAGATGAGCGGGGAACATTACTTCCGTGCCGTTTAATAGGCATGCGCAATAAGGGCCTGAATTTACATTCAGATCCCTTAGAGCAAGGTCGTATTCGGTGAATTTGTTGTTCACACGAGATACTAAGCCTCCATGGTTGGAGACCACTGAACGACACAACATCACTGATGCGTCGTCCATACTCTGTTCTACTCGTGAGAGTAAAACATCAGGGTCTACTTTACCGACTTCGGTAACTTCACCCTTAAGCCATTTCGCGAATGACTCAATGTCAACATTCTTTTTCACAAGAGGTTGTTCTTTTCCTTCGTTAAGTGCGCTCGAAAAAGCGAGACATAGTTCGAAAGAATTGTTGACTCTTTGGCCCTGCAAGATGTAACTGCAGTAGCTCTGTTTTTCAACCATCGTTGTTACTTTGGTGAAAAACTCTGACCACTTAGTAG